TGATGCCTACGTTTTCAAGCACTTGAAAACGTAGGCATCAAAGTTGAAAAATACTATTCAAGTGAAATAAAGCCTTACGCAATAGAACTCACACAACATCACTTTCCCGACACTATTCAAGTCGGGGATGTTACCAAGTGGCGTGAATGGGATATTGATTGGAAAACTATTGATATAGTTTTAAGCGGAAGTCCTTGTCAAGATTTGTCGGCAGCTGGAAAACGTGCAGGAATTAACGGTAAAAAATCTAGTTTGTTTTTTACGTTTGTAGATATTTTAGAACATATCAAAGCACTCAATCCTAAAGTATTATTTCTCCAGGAGAACGTCGGTAGCGCATCAAAGTTAGATGTAGGTATTATGAGCCGAGCGTTGGGAGTTTACCCAGTACGCATTAACAGTTCGCTTTTGACTGCACAACTTCGAGATAGGTACTACTGGAGCAATATAAGAACAAAGGAAACTATGTTTGATGTTGTTACAGATATTCCACAACCAAAGGACAAAGGTATAATGTTTAAGGATATTATTACAGATGGTTATGTTGAAAGGGTAAAATCACTTGCATTATTAGAAAGTGAAAGTAGAGCTTGTACAAGTCAAGAAAGTATTAAGAAAAGAGCTGCAAAAGAATTTATAAATATTGTTTATCAAATAAATCCATCAAAAGAAAGTGGAGGACAACAGCCATATATGCAAAATAGAATATATGATGTAAAAGGCAAATCTGTATCACTTACCGAATGTATGGCACATAAAATTAAATACCAAACAGAAGATAAAATAGTTAGAACAGTAAACAAAGTTGAAATGTGCAGACTTCAAGGTTTTCCCGATAATTACTGCGATATACTTACAACTGCAAAAGCTGGTTCACTTCTAGGAGATGGTTGGACTTTACCAGTTATCGAGCATATTTTTTCATTTATAGTTGCAGATTAAAAAAGTTTTTTTATATTTGCTAAACAATCTGGTCAGAGATTGAAACAAAACTATAATCTATCCTGACTTTGCCTATGCTGACCCGTAGGATTTAAGTTAGGATTTTTTAATTTAAACATTATGAGCAAAGATTTATTCCAATTAATGAGGGAGCAAGAAATTCAAACGAGTAATTTCCTGCCAAACAAAAAAGAGATCCAGTTCTCAGCACAAACATTTATCAAAGATTTGCTAGATGCTGGAGAAACAGACAAATTTGAACTATTAGCGCAAGCCAAAAGAATGGGCGAAGCGTTAGATGTTATTAATGCAGAACTTATAAAAGTACTGCCACAAGAGAACTTTGAGGCATTTGGACTTAAAGGCACGTTCAGAAGCGGTGGAGAAACAATTAACTACAAAGATTGCGAAGTTTGGAGCGACATAAACCGAGAACTTAAAGAACGTGAGGACTTACTAAAGTTAGCTTTGAAATCGCATAATGAAATATACGATGCAGCTGGAGTTCAAGTGCCAAAAGTATCAACAACGCCTCGAAAATCATCACTAGCAATATCATTTTAAATCAATAATTAATCTTAATATCTTATCTTATGAAAAACATTGCAACCGCTTTATTAAAAGCACAATCCGAAATGAGCAACCCTAAAAAACAAGCTGAAAATCCTTTCTTTAAAAAGAAGTACGCAGATTTAAACTCAATCCGGGAGGCAGTTATTCCAACGCTAAACTCAAACGGGATTTCGGTCCTACAACCTATTGTTCACGTGGATGGAAAAAACTTTGTTAAAACTATATTGCTGCACGAAACTGGTGAGATGATGGAATCATTAACGGAAATAGTTTATAACAAAATAAACGATGCACAAGCGCAGGGATCGGGAATAAGCTACGCCCGTAGATATTCTCTGCAATCATTCGTTTGCGTGGGCGCAGATGATGACGATGGGCAAAAGGCAGTAGAGCCAAAGCCAAATGCCACAACTGAAATATTAAAAAAGGCAAAAGATGGCGGCTTTTCATTGGATCAAATCAAAACTAAATACACAATAACACAACAACAAGAAACAATTTTTATTAATCTTTAATTTTTATTTATGGCACAATCTTATTATGGTTCAATCGATTTTAGTAAATTAATTGAGCAGGCAAAATCGGGAAACAAGGCTTTCTCAAAATCCGAAAACGGAAAAATTTATTTAAACGTGCGGATGTACGTTAACGATGAAGTTGATAAATACGGAAACGTTGCCTCTTTTCAATCAAACTTTAAAGGAGCAGCAAAAGAGGACAAGTTTTATTTTGGAAACCTAAAGGAATCAACTCCAATAGAAACACCAATCGAACTTCACGAAGTTCCGGAGACAGATGATTTACCATTTTAATTAAAAAACGCCTCGTTAATTCGGGGCGTAATTTTTTACTTATGAAACACAAAATAATTTCCAGCGTAGAGAACGGAAATCTTAAACGCAACCGAGAGCAAGTTAAACAAGCGATTGCAGAGTTTGAGGGTAAGAACATTGTGATTACTATTGAGAAACTTAAAAAGAGCCGTTCTAACAATCAAAACGCATTTTATTGGGGCGTTGTTATTCCGATTGTACAAAGTGGTTTAAAAGATGCTACTGGAGAGTTTAGGAGTGCGGATTCAATTCACTACGGAATATTGCTACCGTTGTTTGCTCCAAGTAATGAGATTGTAAATATTGATACTGGCCAAGTGCTATCGGAGAAAATTAGTTCCAGCGAAATGAGTACGGTCCAGTTTATGGAGTACGTTATGGAGGTTCAGAAATGGAGTGCTGAATTTTTAGGAGTTGACATTCCAAATCCGAACGAGGAAATTTTATTGAATTTAGATTGATTATTTAGAATTTATTTTTATATTTGTTAATGAATTGTGCATAATTCAAATAACTAAAAACATTAATAGCCTTTTAGCGTTAGTAGGGATGCACCCCGAAAGCGTTGAAAGGCTTTTTATTTAAAAAAATATGATACAAATTAAAGAAGAATTTAAAAAGTTGATCCCTGCATTAACACCTGAAGAATTTAAACAACTTGAATCAAATTGTTTAAGCGAGGGTATAAGGGAAAAAATTATTACTTGGAACGGTTTTATAATTGATGGCCACAACCGTTACGAAATAGCAACTAAATGGAATTTAGATTATCAAACGGAAAGCAAAAGATTTGATAGCGAAAATGATGTTAGAGAATGGATGATAAATAACCAGTTTGGGCGCAGAAATTTAAGTAATTACCAAAGAAGTATTTTAGCATTACAACTTGAAGAAGTATTTAGTGCAAAAGCAAAAGAACAACAAGGTAAAAGAACAGACATTAAGCAGATATCTGCGGAAAGTAAACCTATTGAAACACGAAAAGAAGTTGCGAAAGTAGCAAACGTTTCACACGATACAATAGCAAAAGTAAAAGTAATTGAAGCTAAAGCAACACCTGAAGTAAAAGCACAATTAAGCACCGGAGAAGTAAGTATAAACCAAGCATACCAAGAAATAAAAAAAGAAGAAAAGAAAGCAGAGCGTATTGAATTAATTGAGCAACAAATTGAAGATATTGAACAGGGTTTGCTTCCAGAGTTAAAAGGTTTATTTGATGTTATTTCAGTTGATCCGCCTTGGCCTTATGAGGGAGAAAGTAAAAATATAACTTCATTTGATTCGGTTGGCCGCAGAGTTGCAAATCCATATCCCGAAATGAGTATTAAGGATATAAAAAAAATTGAAATGCCATTGATGGATGATGGGGTTGTTTTACTTTGGACTACACATAAATTTTTACCTGAAGCATTTGAAATTTTAAAAGAGTGGAATTTAGAATATAAGGCCACATTAGTTTGGAATAAAGAAAAAATTGGAATGGGTGCTTGGTTTAGAATGCAATGCGAATTTTGTTTAGTTGGAGTAAAAGGAAAACCATATTGGAGTAATACAACTTTTAGAGATATTTTAAACGAACCAAGAAGAGAACATTCAAGAAAGCCTGATTCATTTTTTGATATGATTGAAAAAATAACATTAGGCAGAAGACTAGAATATTTTAGCAGAGAAAAAAGAACTGGATGGGAAGTTTTTGGAAACGATGTAAATAAATTTTAAATGAAAAATTTTGAAATTGCACTAAAAAAGGGAGAATTAGGCGAAAATATTGTTCGTGAATATTTTGAAAATAAAGGATGGATTGTTTATCAGCCATTTACAAAAAATAAAGCACACGCTTTTGATATGTTATGCACTTTAAATAAAGAAAAAGTTATGGCAATAGATGTTAAAACGAAAGCTAGATTAAACAAATATGCTGCACAAGGTATTGATATTAGAAGTTATAATCAATATTTGCATTTTAAAAAATCTATGAATATAAATTTTTATTTAATTTTTGTTGATGATAAAAATGGCGATGTTCATTTTTTTGAAATAGGAAGCAATCTAAAAAGTTTTACGATTAATAACATTATATTTTGGTATTTAAAAGATATGAAATTTATTTTTAATATCGGTATTGATAAAATTAAAGAATTATCAAAATACGATCAAAGAAGTTATAATTTTATACCAGAATAATTTTTTTTCTATATTTGCGCTTGTAGAGTGGAAGCTACAAATAAAAAACTACAAAACCCTTTTTAGGTAAGCGACTTCCACCGCCCCTAAAAGGGGTTTAATTTTTACAAATACGATGGCAGAAAATAAAAAATCATTTGTACTATATTCAGATAGTCAAGGTTTAATAAATCAACTTCCGGATGATGTTGCAGGTAGATTGCTAAAGCACATTTACGCTTACGTAAACGATGAAAATCCAACAACAGATGAATTGCTTTTAAATATTGCTTTTGAGCCAATTAAGATGCAATTAAAAAGGGATTTGATAAAGTACGAAAAGAAGCGTGAGCAATGGAGTGAAGCAGGTAAAAAATCCGCAGAGCAACGAGCGTTAACAAAATCCAACGAAAGTCAACGAACGTTAACGAACGTTGATTCCGTTGCAACGGTTTCAACTGTTAATGATAATGTTAATGTTAATGTTAATGTAATATCTAAAGATATTAATATACCAACTTGGGATTTGTTTTTAGCCTACGGTAAAGAAAAAGAACCAAGCGTAAAAATATCCGCATTAAAACACAAATACGATGCGTGGGTTGTTAATGGATGGAAAAACGGAAATGATAAACCTATTAAGAATTGGAAATCCGCTTTACTTCAAACACTAGCATACATTGAAAAGGAACAAAAGCCAAAAGATAACCACATACCATTAAGAATATGAGTTGGAAAGAAGATAACGCCATTAAACGCATTTACAACGTGTTTAAGCGAAGCAAAGTTTACCAAGAGGATGTGAACGCACTAAAGTTAATTTCAAACAGCATCGATGAACAGGATAAAAGTATTGCAAACGATAATTTATTATTCGCTAAATTACTTTCAATCCAGCTTAGGCAAAATTTAGAGCATTACGGATCGATGGAAGTGGCATTAAAAAAAATTGATGACGAACTAAAAAGGCCTTTGAACTATCATTCTCAAATATTACATAAAAGTTTTAATCAAGTTGAATTTGATACTTATTTAAAATCTATTGGGATTAATGTTAATTTCGTACACTCAAATGCGGATGCTAAAAACAACGAGGATATAATAATTAAGCAACAAAAGGAAATCGCTAAAAAGTTTATAAAGGATTGGAGTTTTGAGGCAGTTGAAAAATCATTTTACAAAACCGCAAATCAAATAATTAAAAATATAAATTACTATGAATGATATAAATTTTGATGATCTCTTGCAAGATGCACCAGTTGAATTTAATTACAGCCAACTAGAGAATGATTGCTTTGTTGATTTATCTTTAGAGATGCCAAAACCAGAAATTTTGCTTTCAATCGGGAAGCACGAATATAAAAATAAAATGTACGATACTGCGATAATGACCGCTGGAGAGTTTTCGGCAATAGTTGCAGAATCAAAAGCAAAGAAATCTTTTTTAAAATCGGGATTGATAGGTTGCTACATTGGTGGAAACGCATCAACGCTATTCCCAAACATTAAAAGCCACCGAGATAAAGAATATCAAATACTGGATTTTGACACCGAACAAGGCAAATTTTACACGCAAAGAACTTTTAGACGAGTGCAGGATATTAGCGGAGCAGTTTATGAGCATTACAAAGGTTATGCAACACGAAGTTTATCATCCGCAGAAAGGTTAGGATTAATTGATTATTGCCTTAAAAACCAAAAAACACTTTACAAAAAAGAAGTTAAGTTAATTGCGATTGATGGGATTGCGGACCTGGTGGAAAATACCAACGATATTGTAATGAGCAAACAAGCGAGTGATTACATTCTGAAGTGGACCAACGATTATAACATTCACGTGATAGCAATTATACACAAAGCTGCAAGCACCGGTAAACCTTTAGGACATTTGGGAACTTACGTGCTAAAAAAAGCGGAAACGGTTATAAACCTAGATGTTAATTCAGATCGCAGCGTTACAGTTACAAACCCTTACTCACGTGGTTATCATTTTGAACAATTTAGTTTTGATATTAATAAAAACGGACTCCCGTACTTAATTCAATAAGATGCCTAGATGCCTAAACTGCAAAATTAAATTTACACCATCTCGTTTTCTGCAAAAGTTCTGCAACGATGAGAAATGCGTTGACGCTTCGATTAAGTATGCTAGAGCGAAAGTAAAACAAAATGCGAGTAAAGTATGGCAAAAAGAAAAACAATCGCTTAAAACGGCTTTAAAAACGCTCACGCAATTAGAGGCAGAGGCTAAAAAATCCTTTCAAAAGTTTATTCGGTTGAGAGATGCGGATTTGGATTGTATTTCCTGCGGAGTAAAAACAACCGAGTTATGGGATGGAGGCCATTATAAAAAAGCCGAGATATATTCAGGCGTTATATTCAACGAAATGAATTGCCACAAACAATGCCGCAAGTGCAATCGATTTTTAAATGGAAATGAATTAAATTATAGACTAGGTTTAATTGCTAGATATGGAGAACAATATGCAAATGATATAGAGCAACTGGCAAATGACACTAGGCAGATGAAGTTTACACGTGATCAGTTAATTGCTAAAAAGTTACAGTACGATATAAAGTGCAAAGAAGTGTTAAAATCAAAATAAAATTAGTTTAATAAAAAAATTCTTTTAATATTTGCTCAAACATTAAAATATAACATTATGAGAAAACAATTTTTTATCTGGACACAAGAGAATCAACACTCTGAAAATTATTACAGAACAGAGGAACACGCTAAATTAAGAGCGGAGCTGAAAGGTTACGAAAATTACGAAATTAGAGAAGTTTATACACGATGATTTACAGAGATTACACCATCGAAAGGGATTATACTCAAAGTGAATTAACATTTGATTTTTTTTGGGAGCGAGAATATATGGGAACAGGAACAAGTATTGAACATTGTCAAAAGCAAATTGATAGGTTATGGATTATAGAAGCCTCAATTTAAGCATCACGCCAAAACTTTCAAAGTTAGGCAGACCTTACCGCTTATTAAGTATTGGTAAAAACGGACAAGTTGCCAGTAAATGGATTAATAAAGTTGAACATTGGCATTGGTATTATTTTTTTATTTATACCGATGATTTGAGCCTATTCGGATTTGAATTTGATTACAATGATAATTTTGTGCAGAAGTTTAACCACGAGGGAACTCGTAAAATATTAGATAATTTATGACAGCAAAAGAAAAAGCAAAAGAATTAATATATTGTTTTGAAAATGACTTAATGGAATGCGATACTTATTTTTTAGACGCTGCTAAGCAAAGGTGCGCTTTAATTGCAGTTGATGAAGTTTTACAATTATGTTGGAATGGTAATTTAAAAGCACAACAATATTGGATGGAAGTAAAACAAGAAATTTTAAACTTATAACCTTAAAATAAAAATAAATTTTAAACTTATAACCTTAAAAAATGGCTGATATATCAAAATGCTCCGACCACCTTTGCCCCTCAAAAGAAATTTGTTATCGGTTTACTGCACCAGTTGATGAATTTCGGCAAAGCTGGATAAATACCAACCGAGAATCGGATGCTTACAACTGCGATTTATTTTGGCATAATGGCACTTGTAAATACTGCGGACAAAAAGAGGGAGTTCATAAAATGAGTTGTGAAACACATAAACAACAAATTAACCTTTCACAACAAGATAAACCCTAAAAAATGGGGTTTTTAATACAAGTAAAAGTAACTATAAAACGGCATCAAATATAAAAAAGTGCCAATAATCAGATGAAAAATAAAATTATGACACCAATACACTACGATTCAGGACACGATTACGATTTAATTGATGTTGGAGTACATTACAACCTTAATTTTTTCCGCTTTAATGTACTTAAATACATTTGCAGAGCAGGTAAAAAACAAAACGAATTACACGATTTAGAAAAAGCAGTTGACTACCTCCAGAGGGAAATTAAAAATATTAGAGAAAACCAGTTAAAAGAAATAGAAAAATGAAAATAGCAGTAATTACCACCGATAGGGAAATTTTTAAAAGTTACCTAATTCAAGAAAATTTAACTTTTAAAGATGCAAGACAAATTTGCAGAAAAGAAGATTTAGATAATACAGTTTACGATTTTAAAGTTGATCTCGATCCAAAGTCAAATGTTACCGACTGGGTGCGCTCCAGAATAATTACAAAAGAATTAGAAAATAATGTATAACTTTGAATGATGGAAAATTTAGAACGTATTACAAATAGAATTACAATAGAACCTGCACAAAATGGTTATATGCTTCGGATAAACGAGGATTTATCTTCCGCAGTTATGAGACCAGTTCCTTATGTTTTTGAAAATATGGATAATTTATTAGATTTTGTCAAATACAAATTTAATAAAGATATAAAATGAATACAATGTGATTGAACAACTTGCACAAAAAGACAGCGAATGGCGATTGATGGCTTTCAAGATTACGAAAGACAAAGACCTTGCTGACGATATTGTGCAGGAAATGTATCTAAAAGCGCACACGTTCAAGAATATAAATAATTCGTACATTTACACCATCTTAAGAAACTTATTTTACGATAGTTTAAAGACAAAAGAAATACTAATCGATGACTTTACAAGGTTTGAGATTATTGATGATGAATACGTAACGCTCCCGGAGTTTGACGAACTAACAAAACGGTTAACTTGGTACGAAAAAACAATGTTTGTTTGTTCAACTTTAGAGGGGCAAAGACCATTTTCAAGGCAAACAGGCATCCACATTCAAACAGTTCACAGAATTAATAAAATGGTAAAAGAGAAACTAATATGCGTAATAAAAAACCAAAACTTGGAACAATAGTAAAAGAGATCACAGAGGCAGTTGGAATTAAGCAATGTGCTAAATGTGAGGACCGCCAATTTACAATGGACAAATGGACTCACAAAAAGCCTATTTGCAAAATTGATTGTAAGGACTGCGAAGCGTTTAATAGTGATAGTCCTAATATCACCGCATTATACCTTAAATACTTTGGCTTGGATAACACCAATACTAAAAGCGAAAAGATAATGGCGATAATGGTAAAGGATTTAGAAAAGTTATTTAATAGTTAAATTGTATTAAATGGATAATCCAAGAAAAAACAACGGAGGACACAGTACAAAAGCCAAAGGAATTGACAAAAGGAAAAACCCTTTTAGAGAGGTTATATCTGAAAGCCAAACTCCCGAAGATGTTAAGGCAGTTTTGAATATGGTTAAACACAAAGCAATAGCAGATCAAGATATTGCAGCAGCTAAACTATATCTTGAATATACATTAGGAAAACCAGACCAAACAATCGAACTCGATGGAGCAATCCCGATTGTTGATATGTCGCAATGGAAATAATACCACCAAAATTAACTACTTACCAAAAGAGGATACTAAACTCACGAGCGCGTTTTACTATTACCGAAGCATCAACTAAGGTAGGTAAAACGTTTTCGCATATTATTTGGCTATACGGAAAAGCACACGAGGGGAGCGATTACCAAGGCCGCAACTTTTGGTGGGTTGCTCCCGTATTTAATCAATCTAAAATAGCTTTTAATCGATTAAGAAGATACCTATCTGCAACAAAGATGTATCGCTTTAATGAAACCAATTTAATTATCTATTGCCCTAATGGTGCTGAAATACATTTTAAGTCGGCAGAGAAACCCGATAACCTTTATGGGGAAGATGTTTACGCGTGCGTATTTGATGAAGCACCGAGAGCAAGAGAAGAGGCGTGGTTTGCTTTGCGATCAACATTAACATCTACAAACGCACCTTGTAAATTGATTGGTAATTTTGGAGGCATATCTAATTGGGTGCATAAGTTAAAAGAGAAAGCACGAAATGATAAAGAGTACGAGTATTTTAGAGTTACTTGCTGGGATGCGGTGGCCGAGGGGATAATTGATGAAGAGGAAGTATTACAAGCTAAACGAGATTTGCCCGAAAAGATATTTAAAGAACTATACGAGGCCGAACAATCAGAAGATGTAGGCCAATTAGTAATGAATGAAAGCATTATTAAATTATTCTCAAATGTACATCTTGAAAGCGGAGTGAAATTTATAACGGCCGATATTGCGCGACTAGGAAAAGATAAAACCGTTATTTTTGTTTGGGATGGTTTAAGAGTTTGCGAAATAATAGAGATGCAAGTTTCAACAGTTAATCAAAGCGTTGATGCAATAAATGAATTGGCCACAAAATACAACGTAAATCGAAACAATATAATAGTTGATGAGGATGGCGTTGGAGGTGGCGTTAAAGATTATCTCAAATGCATAGGATTTACAAATAATGCTAGGCCAGTTAAGTATAACAACAAAGAAGAAAACTTTGTTAACCTTAAAACGCAATGTTATTACAAGTTGGCCGAAGTAATAAACAGAAATGAAATCTATATTGACTGCAACGAGTTTCAAGAAAGGCAACTTACCGAAGAGTTAGAAATGGTAAGACTAGCCAAAGAGATTGACGCTTCAAAAATTGCTATTATTAGCAAAGATGAAATTAAAAAGAAGATAGGCCGATCTCCAGATTATAGCGATGCGTTAATGATGCGCATCTATTTTGAATTAAAGCCAACACGAAAAGTAATAATTACATAAACAAAACAATATTTTTTAGTCTTATTAATATGAGAGTAGTAATTCCAACAGATTTAAAAGAGATAACCCTATCGCAGTACAAGCGTTATCAAAAGGTAGTAGCTGATAATGCAGATGACGAAACGTATATCTGTATTCAGATGGTGGCTATCTTTTGCAATATAGAAGTTAGCGATGTAATGAAACTTCCTGCGATTGAATTTGCCGATATAGTGAAAACAATTTCGCAAACGCTCGACCAAACGCCACCATTAACTCGAACGTTTAAAATGAATGGCGTTAATTATGGTTTTATTCCAAATATGGAGCGGATATCAC